CTTTAGAACAAGATAGAGCGACTTAAAGGTACTCAAACAGACACAGACGGAGGTAGACGGAGATCCAGCCACATGCCTATGAATTACATCTATATGTACTATCAACAGATCCGTGACGGGTCTGTCACCGTAGGCAAGTGGGTGCATCTTGTCTATGAGATGCTGATCAAGGGGCTGGAGGATGGTGCATTCTTCTTTGATCAGAAGAAAGCCAACCATGCTATCGATTGGATCGAGGCGCACTGCTTCCATGTCGAGGGAAAACTTGCGCCGGGTCCGTTTAAGCTCGAAGTATGGCAGAAGGCTCTGCTGTCCGCCATCTTCGGAGTGGTGGATGAGCATGGCGTCCGGCAGTTCCGGGAGATCAATCTGGTGGTGGCACGGAAGAACGGCAAGAGCCTGTTGGCCGCTGCCATTGCCCGCTATATCTGGGTGACGGATGGCTTCGGCACTCGCGTGTATAACGTGGCGCCAAAGCTTGATCAGGCGGATATCATCTATGGCACCGTGTGGACGATGACAACATTGGATCCTGAATGGAAGGAGAAGACGGCACTGTCCAAGGAGCGGGACGTCCACAAGCGCAAGATCAACGAGGACGATCCGACCACCGAACGGCACCGGATGACAGACCTGTACATCCCTGCGACCACCAGCACCATGAAGAAGCTCGCCTTCAACGCTAAGCGCTCAGATGGTTTCAACCCGTCCCTGTGCCTGTGCGATGAGACGGCGAGCTGGCCCGCTGAGCAGGGTCTGAAGCAGTACGAGGTTATGAAGTCGGGCATGGGCAGCCGTGAGCAGCCGCTCATGATCAGCACGTCCACAGCCGGCTATATCTCGGATGGCATCTATGACGAGCTGATGAAGCGGTCCACTGCGGTGCTTCTTGGCACGAGCAAGGAGAAGCGCCTGCTTCCGTTTCTGTACACCATTGACGAAGTTGAGAAGTGGAACGATATCAACGAGCTGCGGAAGAGCAACCCGAACCTCGGCGTCAGCGTAACGGTGGACTACCTGCTCGAAGAGATTGCCATAGCGGAAGGCTCGCTTTCCAAGAAGTCGGAATTTCTCTGTAAGTACTGCAACATCAAGCAAAACAGTTCCGCCGCATGGCTGGATGCGCAGACAGTGGCGAAGACAGAGAGCGCGCCGTTTCGCCTGGAAGACTTTAGTAACTGCTATGCGGTCATGGGCATCGACCTGTCCAAGACCACAGACTTGAGTTGTGCCACCCTGCTGATCGAGCGGGATGGTATCATCTACACCTTTGCGCGGTTCTACCTGCCCAAAGAGAAGATAGACGAAGCGAGCGCGCGGGATAACCTGCCATATCGGGCATACATCCAGCGCGGGATCCTGTTCGAGAGCGGCGAAAACTTCATCGACTACAACGATATCCTCAACTGGTGTATCGAGCTGGTCAGCAAGTACCACATCTATCCGCTGAAGGTCGGTTATGACCGTTACAGCGCCACCTACCTCATCCAGGGATTGGATGGTGCAGGCTTCCAGACGGATGACGTCTATCAGGGCACGAACCTCAGCCCGATCATCCGCACCACCGAGGGGATGATGAAGGACGGCAAGATCAAGATCGGCGACAACGATCTTATGAAGATACATTTCTTAAACTCAGCGCTCAAGACCGAGACGGAGACGGAGCGCGTGAGACTGATAAAGATAGAGCAGCGTGCACATATCGATGGCATGGCTGCTTTTTTGGATGCAATGACTATGCGGGATAAATATTGGAATGAAATCGGCTCGCAGTTGGTCAACGAAAGGAGACAGTGACATGGGACTTCTTGATTGGCTTTTCCCAAAAGATGAAGATGATGAGCCGGTAAAGGTAAAAGGCGCGGATCGCTTCAGCCTTCTGACAGCCTATCAGCCAACCTTCCGGAGATATTCCGGGAGTATCTACGAGAGCGACCTGGTACGGTCAGCGATCGAGGCAAAAGCGAGACATATCAGCAAGCTGAAGGTCGAGATGCAGGGGGACGCACAGGGAGCGCTGAAGGCACGGATGCGGCACACGCCGAACCCGTGGCAGACATGGCCCCAATTCCTGGCAAGAGCCAGCACCATTCTGGACTGCACTAATAACCTGTTTATAGTTCCAGTTCAGAATGAAATGTTTGAGACGATCGGCTTCTTTCCGCTCCTTCCGGACAACGCGAAACTGCTGGAGGACAAGACCGGCAGGCTATGGGTGCGGTACCGCTTCCGGACCGGAGTGACCGGAGTAGTAGAGTTCGACCGATGCGCTTATCTCAACAAGCATCAATATGAAAGCGACATCTATGGCGACTCTAACGGTGCACTCCGGCGGACGCTGGATCTGATCAGCATCAACGATCAGGCGATCAAGGAGGCAGCGCATAATTCTGCCACATATCGCTTCATGGCGCAGGTCAGCAACTTCGTAAGCCCGGAGGATCTCGCAAACGAGCGGACGCGCTTCTCGGAGGAGAATCTGAAATCCGAAGCAGGCAGCGGTCTGCTCCTGTTTCCGAACACCTACAAGGACATCCGGCAGATCGACAGCAAACCGTACACGGTGGATCCGGATGAGATGGAACAGATCCAGACGAACGTGTTCAACTATTTCGGGGTATCGGAGAAGGTCATGCAGGGAACTGCAAACAGTGACGAACTGGATGCATTTTTCAATTCCAGCATCGAGCCGTTTGCTGTGGCATTGTCCGAAGCACTGAGCAAAGCCATCTACACCGAGCGGGAGCGCAGTTTCGGCAATCACGTCTATGTGAATGCGAACCGGCTGCAGTACATGACACAGACCGCAAAGGTGAGCATGGCGCGCGATCTCGGCGATCGCGGCATCCTTACCATCAACGAGATCCGCGAGCTGTTCAACTATGCACCGATCGAGGGCGGAGATGTCGCCTACATCAGAGGCGAATACAAGCCCGTAGAGACGCTTGAACCGGATGAACAGCCAAATACACAGCCGGAGGAAGAACCGGCGCAGGAGGAGCCTTTAAATGAGTGAGAAGGTAATGAACAAGATCAAGAACGGCAGAGAGTACCGGCAGATGGTTATCGAGCCGGTTGAGGGCGTAACCGATCAGATCGTGGAAGGTTATGCCACCACTTTCAACCAGCCGTATGAGCTTTACAGCTTTGACGATGACAGAGGCACGCACGCGGTGCGGGAGCAGGTGGCTCCGGATGCCTTCAAAGAGGCAGACATGTCGGATGTCATTATGCAATACGACCATGCCGGTCGGGTGTTTGCCCGTCTGAGCAACGGAACGCTGTCCCTGGAAGAGGATGAGCATGGTCTGAAGGTCCGCGCCAATCTGGGCGGGACAGAGATCGGCCGCCAGCTGTTCGAGGAGATCCAGGGCGGCTACACAAGTAAGATGTCTTTCGGCTTCACCGTAGCCGAGGACGATATTGTGCCGGATGGCACCGATTACCTGCGCACGATCAAGCGCATCGGTAAGCTCTATGACGTGTCGGCGGTCAGTTTGCCCGCCAACGATTTCACGGAAATTTCAGCAAGATCTCATTGTGACGGAGCGATCGCAGAGATCGAAGCGGAGCGACTTCGTGCTGAGAAGGAAGCGGAGGAACAGCGTCAGAGGCTGGAGGAGATCCAGAACAGGCTGAAGGCACTGAAAGGAGAAACGCATGGAGATTAAAGACATGCAGATGGCAGACATCGAAGCAAGAAGCGCAGAACTCGAGACCGCGCTGAGCGCGGAGAACGCTGACATCGAAAGTATCACCGCAGAGGTCACAGCACTGGAAGAGCGCAAGGCTCAGATCGTGGCCGAAGCAGAAGAGCGTAAGGCTCAGCTCGAAGCTGTTGAGAAGACAGCGAAAGAGGTCCAGGAACTCAAGAAAGAGGAGGAAAGAAACATGATGGACATTAAAGAGTACCGCAACACAAAAGAATACATCAACGCATTCGCTGAATACGTCAAGACCGGTGATGATTCTGAATGCCGTGCGCTGATGACTGAAAATGCAGTCAGTGAAGGACAGGTTGTAGGAACCGTTGCCGTTCCGGAAATGGTTGAAACAATCATCAATACCGCATGGGAAAATGATGAAATCATGAACCGTGTCCGGAAGACCTTCATCAAGGGCAATCTGAAAGTCAATTTTGAAATCAGCGGAACAGATGCTGTTGTTCATCTTGAAGGTGACGATGCAGTTGATGCAGAGGAACTGGTTCTGGGTATGGTCACACTTGTACCGAAGAACATCAAGAAGTGGGTACCTATCACGGATGAAGTTTATGAAATGACCGGTGCACCATTCCTTGACTACATTTATGACGAACTGGCATACAGAATCGTGAAGAAGGCAGCAGGAATCGTTATTGCCGCAATCCTTGCATCGCCGGCAACATCCGGCGCATCCGCACCGGCAGTTGCAGTTCTGACACAGGCACTTGGTGCCGGAACAATTGCATCCGCTGAAGCACTTCTGTCTGCTGAAGCAACCGACAATGTTGCAATCATGAACCGTGCAACATGGGGTGCGCTGAAAAACCTCCAGATCACTTCCGGACAGAATGTTGGCGATGTCTTTGATGGTCTGCCGGTTGTATTCACGGATGCGCTTCCTGCATATGCATCTGCATCCGCAAATGCGGCGTATATGATTGTCGGCGACCTTAAGGGTGTTACCGCAAACTTCCCGAATGGTGATGACATCAAGTATAAGTTCGATGACACAACCGAAATGACAAGTGATGTCATCCGTGTACTCGGAAAAATGTTTGGCGCAATCGGCGTCACTGCACCGTTCCGCTTTACGCAGGTCAAGAAGGCGGCATAAAAATGCCGACCGTCAAACTGCTGACGGCAACACACATTCATGCACTGCCTGGTGTTCATTCTGTATCTGATGCAGAGTGCACCAGGCTGTGTGCACTTGGTGTTGCTGAACCGTGTGCAGTCGTTGAGATTGACGCGCGTGACATTGAAGCGGTCAAAGAACTGAAAAAGAAAACGGCAAAGAAGAAGGCGGCGAAGTAAACCAGCCTTTTTATCTGCATTAAAGGAGGGCAAACAATGGAAACATTACTGGCGAAGGTCAAGGTGGCCCTTCGTATAGTCACAGAGGACTTCGATGGTGAGCTGACCGACCTCATCAGCGCGGCCCTTCTTGACATGAACCTCGCAGGGGTAAGCGAGACAGAACTCACGGATCCGCTCATCATCCGGGCGGTCATCACATACTGTAAGGTGAACTTCGGCGAACCGGATCAGTATGACCGCCTTAAGAAGTCCTACGATGAGCAGAAGGCTCAGCTGGGCATGGCGACCGGATACACCACTTGGAGCAACTGATGGACAGATCTACACCGATCACTCTGATCAGCGTGACATGGTCGCCGGATGCCTACGGGGTCAAACAGCCGACCGAAACAGAGAAGAAAGTCTATGCGAACGTCAGAAGCGTATCCAGGGCGGAGTTCTTTGACGGAGGCCGGAACGGTCTGAACCCGGAGCTTGAGTTTACGGTCTTTTTCGGCGATTACAGCGGCGAAAGGATCGTGGAGTATAACGACATCCGTTACACGGTTTATCGCACGTATCAGGCGCGTAATGACACCGTAGAGCTGTATGTAGAGCGGAGGGAAGGCAATGGCTAAGAGGAAGGTGGGCGCGCTCAACTTCTCAGATGAGTGCCGGCGGCTTCTCAACGAGTACGGGCAGGATGCTCATGAGATCATCGATGAGCTGGTGCCGAAAGCGGCAGACACAGCCGTCAAGATGCTGAAGAGCAATTCACGGAAGCGGACCGGAGCCTATGCAAGAGACTGGTCTAAAAAGCAGGTCCGGGCATGGGGATACGGAACGTCCTACACTGTTTACAACAAGAAGCATTATCGGGTGGCTCATCTCCTTGAGAATGATCACCCGTTCTATAACCAGTACGGAAAGCTGGCTACAAGTTGGAAGGGTGACGGACGGATCGCGGAAGTCGAGGAGTATACCGAGGCATGGCTGAATGATGAGGTCTATAAGAGGTTTAAATGACGTACGAAGAGATCTATCAGGCGCTTGAAAGCACAGGCCTGCCTGTTACCTATGAGTTCTGGGAGAACGGCAGCATCCCGCCGCTTCCCTATATCGTTTTTACTTACCCCGGAAACAATGACTTCATAGCCGATGATGTGAACTATGCGACCATCGTGCGGCTGGAGGTCGGTCTTTACACAAAACGCAAAAGCATCGCGGTCGAGCGGAACGTAGAACAGGTC